AGCAGTTACCTGACCTACAACACCTTGACCTGCTTGCCAGTAATCATATGAGAACGTAACATCAAAAGTTTCAACGGCATCGTTTGTACCCCAATCAAGTGCAATTGCACCAACTGTTAGTGGGAAGATACCTACGAAATTATACGTCCGTAGAGGTTCGCCTGTTTTAGCAAATTGAGTGACAGTAGCGTTAGTCTTATACTGTGCAGCTTGCGCTAATGCGCCAGAACGAAGGTTTGTTTGTAATCCGTTGATTGCATTTGACCAACGTTCCATTCCATCTCTAATTTGGAAGTCTTCGTCATTCATGACTGTGACTGTCCAATCAGCGAAGGTTCTGTTGCCAGCATATTTGATCTGACGGCCGAAGTAGTTGACTGTTGCTACACCAAGAGTTGCTTCAGGAATTTGTGCTGCCTGAACCATGAATGAGGTCTTGATGAATGAACCACGGTCAACTGGATTGTCAATGGTCACTTGGAACAGATTGGGGCGAGCACCACCACCAGTTAACTGTCCTTGAAACCCTGAAATATTAAATGCCATTTTATGACTCCTTATCTTTACTTTTATTTATATTAAACTTGACCAACAACTTCACTAAATTCAACACCAGTGCGGACAGCTACGAAGTTTAGTTGAATAAAGTTGATTGAACGGGCAGGTTTGATAAAGATATCGCCGATAAACTCGTTACGATCAACAACTTCAGGAGTATTGTTTGTTTCGTCACAAACGACCCGGAAATCAGTGATACCACGACGACCCTGTACGTCACGAAGGAATGGCTCTACAAGATTTACAAAGTTAGCTCTTGTGAACTCATCGTTGAACTCAAAAAGTGTAAACTTAGAAGCAGTAGAGATTGCTTTCTCTAGTACAATAAAGAGACGACGAACATTGATACGATCAAATGCGCTTGGTTTAGAAAGCAGTGTCTTATCACCAAATAATATAGTTCCTTGTCCTGGGAATGTAGTAATTGGATTGATGCCCTTCTTGTAAAGTTCATCTCTCTCTGCTTTGTTTGGTGTGTATGCCATCTTGACGACATTTTTAATTTGACCACGATTGAAACCAGCAGGTGAATACCATGGATCACGAACATTGTCTGTACGAGCCATAGTTCCTGCTACATCACCGTTTGCTGGAATATAACGATATACATCATTGTACTTGTCATATTGATACTTCCAACCAGAGTCCATGATACCATATGAACTTGATGGTAGTGTATCACGATAAGCAATGATGTCTACGGCCTCTGAACCAGCATAAAGACGATTATCCACTACATCAGCCTTTTCTGGTGAAATAACAGCAACACAGTCCTTACGAACTTCAGCAATCTGTTCGATAAGATATCTTGCTCTAACACCATTTGCTGCGGCACCAAGAAGAATTGTAACATCAACTTCTTCTGGATTGCCAAACTTATCATAACCAAGAAGATAATTGGCGTTAGTTGGTGTATTCCCATCGCGTCCGTTTACAAACGAACTAGTCTGAGGGTCGCTACTACCGGCAAAAGTAACACCAGCAGCCTTACTACCAGCATTTGTATTAGAAGCATGATGTTTAGTCCACCATACATACTGTGACCGATTATTGATAACATCCTTGTAATAATTACTACGACCATCTTCTGTCTTAGCATCAGATGCCATAGAAACTGCTGGGAATACTTCAATAACTTGATTCTTTACACCAGTCCATTCACCATCTTCATCTACTACAGCGATATGCATTTCATCAGCAGTAGCACTATTTCTTGTCCCATACACAGATGTGCCAGGAGCAATATCAAAGAAGTTGTAGAACTCCCAATAACGACTAGCAGCATAATCAGTAACTGTGTTGCCAGTATACTTTCTTTCAAGTGTTAGTACTGTTGAGTTGGCAATAGCAGAAACACGAACTTTTTCTTTATCTGGACCAATTTCTAGTAGGTCACCAACAACTAATTGTGTATCAAAGAAAGTAGATGTACCGGTAACAGCAGTTGTTTGTGTGGTTACAGCAATTGTACCAGAAATAGCATTTGACCATGCTTGTGCGCTTGGACATACAGAGATTTTTAGAGAATTGCCAAGTTCACCAGGATATTTAGCAACCCATTCTCCAACATTGGAGATACCAGAAGAGTAATTATCATCATAGTCATCTTCATTTTTAATAACTGTATTTAAAGTATTAGCTGCATTTGTAGTAGCATTACGAGCAGAGGTAGCAACAGAACTATTACCAGTAGCTACGACACGAACAACCTGTAGTGCGTTTGCATATGATAGGAAGTTAGTTGCAGTAAAAAAATCTTCTGCGGTATTTGCGTTTGGTTTATTAAATGTGTTAACGAGAGCAGTTTCTTGTGAAACTAAAACTCTTTGATCTACTGGTCCCCACCGAAAATGTCCGGCAAGAGCACCAATAGATGTTGCGACGGCGGGTACAACAGTAGTAAGATCAATCTCACTAACGTTGACGCCTGGAGAAACTTGGAATGCCATTTCTTACTCCTTAGA